ATCGGACACCTGTACTCGCAGCAGCGACTGTCACGCCTTGAGCGCCTGTCGCATCGTCTCCGGATCCAGTCTTCACACCGAAGGTGACGGTTGTTGAACCGCCTGCATTGCCGAGAGCACTCAAGCCATAGAGGTCACTCGCTGCAAACTGTTGATTGTCCCACAGCCAAACGACATTCGTGTCAGCAAAGTGGTGCGTCGTTGTATCATTGGCTCCGAACTGGATAGGCGTATTGAGAACCCAAGTTCCACCAGGACCCGGTCGAAAACAACCTGCAGCTTGCGTGACTTGCGCGTAAATGTCTGCACTAGTCCATGCTGTCGCACCGCCATTGCGGCCTTGAACAATGATACCCGGAGTGCCGTCAGCTAAGCTCCAAATGGCGTCGACCCAAGTGTTGTCGGACACCTTGGTCATCGCGGTCGTTACTGCCGCGACGCCGATGTGCTGAATAGCCGTGATAGCCGGAGGCGTACCACCCGTGTTGCTTGGTGATGCTTGTACGGCGCCAACATCAATTACGAACTGCACCCAGCCACCCGCAACCGCCGTCGGCCAGTCGTCACTGCCACCCACATACGCTTCAAAGAAGTTTGCAGTGCTAGGTCCGCAGAACCGTATTGCGAAGCCGCCACTGGCTTTCGTTGCAAGCAAGCCCACAACACCGCAGTTCACCCAAATGTAGATATGTGTATTGGCTAGGCTGAATGTTGAACCACGGTTCCACAGAATCGTGCGGACCGAGTTTGTCATCTGCTCGGCGATCGATCCGGTGCCCTCAATCTTAACGTCTGTGTCTTGGACAACCGACGTCGAACCTGTCCATGAGCCGGTGATACCATCCGTCGTGTTATTGGCATCCGCCAGTTGGGTGCGGTTGTCTGTGATCGTATCAGCCATTTGCGCCTCGCTTTACGAATCGATCGTAAAGAACAATTGCTCCTGCTTGGTGAGAATACATCTCCCAAGTAGGCAAGCTTGGAATGTAGACCTTCGCAAAGGGCGTGCGAGGAAGCTCTTGCAGCAAAGCGTCTGAGCTGCCGAACAGATAAACGCAATCCTCAGGATGCGTAAAATCAGGAAGAGGAATTTCACCTTGAAGATATTGGCCGTCCGCTGGCTGAACCAAGACAAGAGGAAACCCACCTGGATCGGTAGCTAGCAAGTTCTCCTTGGCAACATCAAAAGACCTTGCCACGTACGCCCAGTGGTCAAAGTACTTCAGGTTGTTCATGTCTTGGCAAGCGAGCTTTATCATTGGTGGTCTCTCAAATTAAAAAGGCTGGAGCCAACTTGCGTCGACTCCAGCCTTGATTATGCACCAACTGACTCGTGAGGGGTCCCTTTACGGGTTGTTGAAGTTCCTCTCGAGAGCCGCGACGAGCGAGAAGGTTTGACCTTCAGCCGCCGTAATTGTGCCGGTGGCAATGACGTACTGGCCTGTGCTCAATCCGATTGCCACAAGAGTGATGGGAACCGGAGTACTCACCGAACCTGCACCGCGTTGGACATTGCCATCGTAGTCGTAGTCGAAGGCAAGTGACGAACCACCCAACATCTGGGGAACCGAACCTGCGATCGGCGAAGCCGCTGCATTGTTGACGGTGATAGCATTGATCGTATCGAAGTCACGACCAGTGTTGTCACCAGCGTCGTCGTTCGTGAAGAACATTCGATAGACAGCATCCACGTCCGTCGACAAGTTGGCATTGAACAAGATCGAGCCGGTTGCGACGAACGGGAAGGTACGTGTATCACCGTCATTGTCGAGGAACTGCACTCTGTTCTTGTCCGCCGACGAGAAGGTGTCGACATACACGCCGTTACCGTCACCGCCGGGGTTGGTCGTCTGCAACCGCGAAGTCATCGTGTTGCCGGTCGAGGCGAGTGTCAAAAGACGCTCGGCCAACTGACCAGGTACGGTAACCGCTGCTGCACCAGAGCCATCGTTGATATCTGCCGAGCCGGAGATACGCGCCGCAACCCAGATATAAATCTCTTCGGCCGACGCAGACCCACCGCCGTCTTCCGTACCGACACTGACATCCGCATCGACAATGACACCGAATTGAGTGTCACCAGGCGAAGGCGAATCACCACCGACCGGATTGAAGTTCGAACGATCTTGAGCCGTCGCGAAGTAAGCGATGGTCATGTCATTGAACGGCGCAATCGGCGTCGTGATAACGTCGGTATACAACGAGCTCAGTGAACCACCGTTGTTTGCATCCGCGTAGTCCTGTACCACCGGGTCACTCGATTCCGAAAGCGGGAAGCGATACACCTGGTTGGTGAAGGCCGTGACACCAATGGCTGTCGAGCTTGAGGAGTCGAAGGTCTTGCCGAACACTCGAATGCGATTGGTCATGACCGTCTGACGACGATCGACGGCGATAAGCACGGTCGTGTCGTCGGCGTTCGTGGTGAAGGGCGTACCAGATACATCGAGATTCGATGCGGAGACAGCCGTCACCAAGAAGGAACCGGCATTACCGACATCTTCTGCATTCTGCAGATACACGCGATCGCCGACGTTGAAGTAGGTCGTCCAATCACCCGTCGTATTGGTGATCGTGTTGCTATCCGAGAAAGCAATCGTACCGAAGCCCGTCAAATCGACGCGCTGAACGGTTTGCACCGACTCATTGACCGGACCATCAAACGTGTAGTTCGTTGCCGCCGTTTGACCTGCAAATGAATAGTATGCGAAGTCACTGGCGTCGATGTTGCCGAGGGTGATAACCCCGATGTATTGATTCTCGAGGAATCCATCGGCATCCACTTCGTCCCATCCGCCGGTACGAAGCAGCTTGCGCGTATCGGAGGGATCGCCTGTGGCAATCGTCGACTCAGCTTCGTCGGTCGGCTTCCAGTCGTCTTGATGCTCGAACTGTTCCGGCGTAATCGCGATGAGCGGGAAGGTGAACTTGATGAGGTCGTTGTCCGTCTTCCACTCTTCTTTGCAGAAGGAATACCAGGACTGCCACAGCACACCGCTGTTGTCGAGTACCGTGACCGAGCCAAAGCCATTCAAGAAAGAGTAGCGGCGATTGGCTGGATCGAAGTAAACGTTCTTCTCATCCGCATTCGTGCCGAAGACACGTGCCGTTGCATTGGCCGTCTCGTTGCTCGGATTGACAACTGCGCCGGTGAGAGCTTGCTTGGTGACAGCGATCGATGAAGTCGTCGGAGAACCGGTGACGAGAAACAAACCATTGTTCTCGGCATTCACCATGCCACGCAACTCGATGTAGTCACCCGCCGTGACAGCAGGAAGAGTCGCCGAACCAGTCAGCGTCGCCGTCGTGCCTGACGCACCAGTGACAGCGATGTCACCTGGAGTCGTGATACCTCCTTGACTCAGGCCATCTGGATCATTGATAAGAGCCATTGCGTGTTATCCTCCGAGAACGCGTTTTCTCGACGCGATAGTTTCCAAAGAACGAATTCTTTCTCGCTGATCGGCGATGGATTTCTCCATCGTCTCGATCGTCATATGCGCAGACTTGATCTGCGCTTCCAAAGCCGACAACGGATATGCGGTAATCTGCTCGTCCGTCCATCCCTCTGTCTTTCGCTCTATGGTCTTGAACTTGTCAAGATCAACATGGATAACCTGCATTAGCCGCTACTTCCTCTTGGGAGTCTTGGCGCTGCTCGATCCAGACCCGGAGGCATTTGCTGACCGCGAGCTCCCGGCTTCGGAGTCAACATCTCCTGTGAGTTGAATTGCGTCCCCCGCGGCAGCGAACTCGATTGGCGCTCGAAGGTCGCTTGCCATTTCTTGGCTCCCGCCGGAGTCGTTCCCGTCCGCCTGAACTTCACTGCTGCCATTGGCTTGTCCTTCGAGATGCGCATTGTATTCACGCGCCATCCGAGTGATGAAACGTCCGTTGACCCGACTTGCATGAACTTCCATGATGCCGTTCTTGAACGAGTATCGCGGAATACCCTTCAAGTCTTTGCTGAAACCGATTGTTTGTCCAGCGCGAGGGCCTTTCAGTTCGAATTTGACCATGCTCATATTTGCTATTCCTTCATGTGTTGTTTGCTTCGCGATGCGCTCGATGATAAACCCAAGCGCATCGAGAAGCAACCCTCCCGCCATCAGGCGGGAGGGAAGCTGGAGGCTTATGCGACGACGCTGATGCCGGACAGCTGAGCGACGCCCTTCTCGCTGAAGTTCGCGAGACCGCAGTACCACTTGACACGAGTGATGGACTCGTCCTTGGTCTCGGACTCACCAACCTCGACGACCTGAATGCCTGCAGCACTCGCAGCCGTGAGACCAGCAATACCCGAGGAACGCGAACCATCGTCGAGCGTACCTGCGAAGATCGTCGTTGCCGTCATGAGCGAGCCCTGCGTCTGATCCGTGGGGATCCAGTCATTCCGGAACAACGGCACGCCGCTGTAGCCAGGAACTTCTGCGCCGGAAGGAAGCTGCACGACCTCGTTGATCGACGCGCCGCCGAGGGCACGAAGCAACGAGCGATACTTGCGAACCATGCTCGCATGCATCGTGGCGTAGTCGACTTCGCCGTCTTTGTCGACGATCAGGTCGAAGAGCTCGTCGAGCTTCTCGAACGAAAGCGTGCCGCCGTTGGTCGTAACACCCGCCGTATCCTGGATGATCGAACGCGAGGCATCCGCTGCCGCCAAGATAGCCAGCAAACCGTCGAACTCGGTAGCTACCGAGCCGGAGTCACCGTTGATGAGCATGTCCTGATACTTGCGGCCGGCGCTTTTCGCCTTCGACGCGATCTGAACTGCTTTCTGGTTGTTGCCGTCACCGGAGCGCGTGGCTTGGATCAAGCCATTGACTTCCGCGTCGCCGATGATCGTGGTGAGCGAGCTGGTGACCTGCGAGAAGGTTGCAGCCGCTTTCGCACCGATCGTGTCGCCGACACCTTCGGTATCCACGTCACCAAGAGCGTTCTCACGGTTGTAGGCCAGCGCGTTGCCGTCGATCCCATCGAAGGGAAGAACTTCAAACATGCGGTTGACCGTGATGACGTTCTCGATCACGCCGGCAACCAAGTCGTCTTGCGCCAGTTTGGCGGATTCCGCCAGGGTTACTGATGCCATAGTATGGGTTTCCTCTTAGTCGTGATTGAAAAATGTCTTACAACGCGAGAAGCAGGATCACCCTGGCGAAAGCTCGCGAGACACCGGCCGAACTCCGCATCACGCTTCGTGGCTGGCTTGAAAGGAACCGTGCTGCTTGCGCTCACACACAGTATAGGTTGGGATTATAGAAGCCGCTAGGAGAGGTTGTAACCCCCTATTCGGTGAAATACAAAAACGTTCGGCCGTCGATAAGGATGTGCGTTGGTTTGGTTTCAGCCGGATCGGGCAGGAATTTTCCCAAGTGCCGATCGAGTTTCATAGGGTGGCCCTCCCCGATCGGACCCGGCAGACTGCTTTGAATCTTCGCCTTCGGACTGTATGGCAACCAATCCGCCCAATCAATCAGGTATCCTGTGACCCAGGCGAAAGTCTGCCGTGCATCTGGAATGAAGTCTTCGAGACGAACGATGAACTCGGGTTCCGCCAACACGACTTTGCGAGCCGTCCCGTACGTACGATTGGAATCCGTCTCGGTTACATTCCAGCGGTGAGTGCCCGGAGTTCCGTTCCGAAAGACTTTGATTCTACGAGCAGTGTCCGGCATCGTAGGGCTCGAGCATCCAGTTGCACATGAACAACGCGCAAGCGTATCTCCAACGTCGAAGCCACATCGGGCCCCAATCGTCATGTACGCCAAGTCGCTTGATCCGAGACAATCGGCTCGTAACGGTAAGTTGCAGCGGAGGATCGAGAAGCAGGACGGTGAACAGTACCATGTTCAAATAGATATCCAACACATAGCCGACGATGACAACCGGCCAACCGAACACCTTGCCCAACCAATTGATCCGCCCTTCGTCCAATGCCTTCTTCAAGTGCATCGCGAAAACGTAGATCACCCAGGTGACGGGGAAAGTCCATATCGGTGACGTCCACAACCATATATTCAAGCGCCCTCTCCTCCGAGATGCTCCAGTTGATTTTCGATTTCAGCGATCTGGCGTCGCAAGTTGTTGACCAGCTTGCGCAGCACTTCATTGCTTGGGTCGTTATCCAATTCGAATTCGGCAACCTCGAGTTGCTCTTGCCGAAGAAACAGCTTATCGAGAAGAACGATTTCTCGAGTCCCTTTGCTGAACTCTTCAACCTGGGCAACGTATCGATTAGTTGCTGGGAGGGGCCCACCTAACGCGACGTATGAACCAAGGCCACCAAGGGTTGCTGCGACAAGGCCGACAACCTTACTCAGGTTTGAGATTTCCACTGGCTTGCTCCTGCTGATATTTGATATAGTCTGCCTCGAGGCGATCGAGGATTTCACAAGCCTTCTTCAGGGCTACGATCGCAGCTCGCAAAAGAATAGCTCGCTCTGTGTCGTTCACGACTGGTATCCTTAGACGAAAAAACCCGCGCCGCTATGATGTCATAGCGACGCGGGTTGTAGTTCCCTCGATTAGCCTCGCTTGGTGAGACCAGCGGCGATCTTCTCCGTCGGAGACATGTCCTTCGGTTGCCGTTGCTGGAACTGAGTCGGCCCTTGACGAGGAGGCGTACCACCACCGCGTGGAGCTTCGGACTCGAAGGCTCGACCGAATGTCGGGCTCGACTTGAGCTCTGCTACCAGGTCTTTGATGCCCATGAAGCCGCCCTTGCCATCGCCGCGGAACTCGCCATCGCTATCGATGACACGAACGACGAACTCTTCGCCATCGCGCACGACCTTCGTCTGCGATCGGATATGCGGAAGCAGCAAGTCGCTGACACCTTTCGCCTGAGTGATCGCGTTGACCGCTTCTTTCTCGACGAGATAGCGTTGCAGACTTGCAGACATGCCGTTCAGCTCTTTATCCTTGTTGGCGAGCTGCTCGTCGAATCCGCGTTTCATGTCCGCCTTCATCTTGTCCAAGTTGATCTTGCCATCGCCGGCTTTCTCGACTTGTTCTTTCAGAGTGGCGATCGATTGCTGCACTTCTTCGATCGAAGAAAAGCCGAGAGGCTCGAGAAGCTGTTCAGGCGTAATGCCTTTCACCTTCGCGTCTTTACGTGCCTTGGCCAGTGCAGTATTGAGACCGGAAATGGCCTCGGCTAGTGGCTTCACCTGCGGGTTGATAACGAAACCGCCCGCTTCCTTTTCAGGGTTTTCGATGAAGGCTCCCCGGAATTGTTCCGGGACTTTGTTCAGGTCTTCAACGACCTGGTTCTGAGAGAAGTCGAACTCCATAAGTATTCCTCCTGAGTTGCTCGACAGATCACCTGCCGCCGGGGATCACCCCGCGGATGCATGCGGAGGCATGCAATTTATTTGCCGTTGAGTTTATCCGTCCAACGGCCGATTAACAATTCAACCATGAGTGGTTGAGGCAGAAAGTTCCAGCCGACGATAAGGCCAGCTGCAAAGCACAAAATTCCAAAAAGCATTTTTTTCACTCTCCTCGATTTGCCAGGGTAATGCCGTTGAGGTGATCGATTTCATGTTGGAGGCAGGCCGCCAACAATCCACGCGCCTTGATCTTAGTCGGCTCGCCACGCAAGTTGATACCCTTGACCGTGACTTGCTTCGGGCGTTGAACTTTCAGACGAAGCTTCGGGACAGACAAACAGCCCTCTTCATAGGTGCACGTCTGGTCTGATGCTTTGACGATTTCGGGATTGATGAGAGCAAAGCGCCATTGCTGCGCGCCTTGATTGCAATTCCCGATAATCAATCGCTTGCTCACACCGATTTGCGGAGCGGCTAATCCAATGCCTTTGCCTTGCAGCGCTTCGAACATCATGCGTGCCAGCTCTCGCGCCTCTTCTAATTCATCGAAGTCGTAGGCTTCATCGAAAGGCTCGGCTACTTGAGAGAGAATCGCAGTCGGCCAGAGAACGATGCTAGGCGCTGTCTTCGAGTTCAGGGTCGTAGAGTCCATAATACTTTCCTGTGGGGTCATACCAACCCTCTTTTACAATTGGCTTTCCTATCTGCTTTTCGAGCTCGTCGAGTGTCATGATTCCGCGAGCGACACTCCCGTCCATCCATGACGTCCTGGAATACACGATGCCATTCAGGACCTGGTATCGAGTCTGCGGAATAACCGTATCGTCAGCAAGGCCTGGAGCGAAGTCGGTTTTGTCTCGCCATCGCGCTATGAGCTCGGCTTCTGTCTCTTCTGGTTCATCGGCCATTAGGCAAGACCTTTGTTCCGCGCAACGATCAAGCACTCCTCGAGCAACTCGACCGCTCCTTTGTAGGCGTCGGTCTCATCGACGCAGGGTCTGTGTTTCCCGTATCTGCTCTTTTCGGATTTCTCCAAACGCTTCGCCAGGAATGCGGCCATTCGACCGACGCCTTCTTTGAGAGCTCGCGCACCGGAGAATTCTTCAGGCAACATTATCGCCGAAAAACCAGCGCGCATGTCATGGTCCGGATCGCGATCGCCGAACACACTAACTCTGAATCTCCACTTACCAGCGTCTTGGTACATGCTGACCGAGACGTTGCCGGAGGCAATTACATTCTTGCCTTGAATCTGATTGTCATTCAGCTTGAATTCCATAGCTGGGCATTATCCTCTCTAGTGTAGGGGGTTGTAACCCCTTATGGATGAATCTCCGTCATGCGAACTAGCGTACGCTTGTCGGATTGTTCGATAACTTCATCGATTCGGAATCTTGCACCCGGCATGAACAAAACTTCATTTTCACCGGGGTGACTCGAAATACTTCGGATGTAAGCACCCGTCTTAGATTGAATCAAGAAGGTGATCCGCCCGCCGAAAGCTGGGTTCGTTCCTTTCGAAGTAGACAAGAAGGCATGCTCTTCAACCACAGCGCCTTTCACGTAGAGCTCTTTGAAGCGAGCAAACTCTTTGTCACTTAGCGTCGTGCCTCGAGCAACTGTGCCTATGTGATGGAACC